CCGGTCGACAAATTAGGTTCGACGAGGTTTTGTCAATTTCTTGACACCGATGGACGCTAGTTTCCATCGGTTAGGTCCGCTTGGAATTACAGGACTAATACGAGATCCTCGAGGTATATTTGCTGTATAGTTGAGATTGTACAGAATTGTGGAAGGGTGCAAATAATGCTCAATTCCTTCTGGCCACACTTCTTGATATTCAGTCAGCGATTCAAACTCTTTTTCCCACCGAATTTGATGCTCAACTGAGATACCATAATATCTCTCACACAACAACCGAGTCTCAATCGTTGGCTCTTCAGCCCAATACGATTGACTCTTCCTAATGAAAGACTCAGCTTCCCATAACAAATCCCTTTTATACGTATCTTCTTGATTAATGAGAGAAGAAACGTCCATTCCTTTTGTGACTCTTAGCACATATTCACAATATTTTGCTAAGACCGGACTGGCGGGGTATTGATATAGTAAGCACATTGCTTTCATTCGAGCGAGCCTCATGTGTACGGATTTTCTGGCTTGAGTATATTTCTCTTTTGAAGTCATTCGAGAAATATGTCTGAGCGGATCAGCTATGCATTGCATACTCTCACTAAAAATCAGTCCACAGAACGAGGCCATACCAATGTCTGAGTGCATTTCTGCCTTCACATACACACCGTATTTTGTGAAGTCGGGAAAGACGTAGCGGCAACCGCATCCGTCAAAGGTGAAAATAGCATCATCACCTTCCACAATACACTTGAATCCTTTCCACTTCTCCTTCATGGCCATGAAATGCAAAATCATAAAATTAAGCAATCCGTTACCTAAAGAAGTATCCATTTCTCCAGAACACCTTTTCGCAGACACCCACATATGAAACCATTTGAATACAAAGTGATTTGTATCTCTTAGAACATTGAACAATTCCAAGAAATCACACCATCCAGGTAAATGCTTAAGCAAATGTTCGTACACTGGTAGTAAAACATTTTTATAAGCATGAACCGTGGTTGTCGATTCAAATGATTCATAATCAGAGCATGCAAAATGAGATATTCCTTCAAAATAAGACGAAATGTACTCAGCTCTATCTCTAACTGGAATGTGTTTAATAAAAGACGGATGCTTATATACTACATCTTCCATACTTCTAACATATGGTCCATATAGTACTTTAAATTCATCCATCCTCGCGTAGATTCCGCGCGCATGCTTAAAGTCTCCGTAATGTTCTTCTTTGATGAAGCACTGAACTTTGACGATAAACTCACGATATTCTTTAACCCATTCTAATAGAGTCAGACCCATGGTACGCTCTTTAGCAGCTTTGAGTTCGACTTTTCTCCATTCCGGATAATTCGTCTTCTCTAGCCACTCCTCGAACGTATATACGCGTTCCACTTTCGTGAATTCGCGGGAAGCGGTAATTCTTACGAAATTACGCATTGCTTCCGTCTCCAGGTAGCTACCTGAAGGCATCTTCCGAGCGTTCCTATACATTGCTCCAGCCCTAGCAGTCCGTCCGTCATTCAAGTCAATCTTAGGATCACATGCATGTGCAAATCCGCAGCCAAGCTTCACTCCCATCGCAGGCCTATCAATTATTCTATCTTTGATCAAGTTAGAAACTATAGTAGTACCTTCGATTGCCCTCATGTCAGGCAAGTGAATATAGGCGTCATCAACCCGATATCCGAACAAGACATCTATGGTCTGACTGGAGTCAGCAAGTTTGACTTATCAAATGAATTGCCTTGGTTCAATGTATTAGAACGTTGAGTATACTTTTCCAAGTTTATTTGGGCGTAACACTCAGCTACTAGTAATGAATGCTGTGGGATCAAAACGTCTAGGTGCCAATTATGGTGTGGGAGACCAACTTGACCTGAAATACCTGATAGAGC